TTGGCGCGGAGCCAAGCGCACAGCAGGCTGAGGGCCTTTTGGCCATGAAGGATAGTAAAAGAATCACGATTCGGAGTGGGCACGGAACGGGGAAAGATGCTATGGCGTCCTGGAGGATTATTCAATTTCTAACTACCCGCGCCTACCCCAAGGTCGTTTGTACCGCGCCTACTAACCGCCAGCTGTCAGACGTTCTGTGGTCTGAGCTTTCAAAGTGGCTACGAAAATCAATCGTCGCTGACGAGTTCGTGATCCAAGCGGATAAGATCTTTCATAAGGACGCCCCGAAAGAGTGGTGGTGCCGGGCTGTGAGTCCTTCTGTGAAAGCGTCTAAAGAGGATCAGGCAGAGACACTCGCAGGATTTCATGGGGATCATCTATTGATTGTAGTTGACGAGGCCTCTGGTGTCTATGACCCCGTGTTTATCCCGCTGGAAGGCGCGATGACACAGGAGGACAACCATGTTATGCTCATTGGGAATATGACTAAGAACAGCGGATACTTCTACGACACCCACTTCCATCCAACGATTGCGAAGAAGTGGAAAAAGCTTCACTGGGATTCGAGGAAATCGACTAATGTTAAGTCCGAGATGATTGAATACTTCAGGGAAAAGTACGGGGAGGACTCAAATGTTTTCAGGATCAGAATTATGGGCGAGCCACCAGTCGACGATTCAAGCTCTTTTATACCTCTGTCTTGGGGTATTCAGTGTGTCGGCAATCCTATCGAAGTTGATCCTGAATGGCCTCTCACACTCTCGGTGGATGTCGCAAGAGAGGGAGATGACAAGTCGATCATCTTGCCGAGAAGAGGATTTCAGATTTATCCCTGGGATCAATTTCAGGAAATGCACACAATTGCTCTCTCCAACAAAGTTGTTTCTGTTTTTAATGATCTTAGTGCTGCCAAGGTTGGCATCGACTCCATCGGAGTTGGAGGTGGTGTGGTTGACTGGCTTAGGCATGATCCTCGCGGACTTGGCGTCAAGTTTGTTGTCGGAGTCAATGTTGCGGAAGCTGCAACGAATAACAAGAAACATCATAGGCTGAGAGATCAACTGTGGGACAAGGTACGGTATAACTGCATGAAAACAAACTATTCCTTTCCTGATACTACGGTGCGCCGGGACGGAATAGACATTAACATCGGACATGAGTTGGCAAATGAACTTGCCTCCGTTCGATATAGCAACGACAATAATGGCGCTATTCAAATTGAGTCAAAACGAGATATGAAGCAGCGCGGAGTAATGAGCCCGAATATTGCGGATGCGCTGTGTATCAGCGAGTACATCTCGCCAACCGCGATGGCTCAGTGGGCGTCCGCGATTAAGAAGCAACAGCAGCAACTTCGCGATCGCTCAAGAATGTTTGGTAAGTCAAACAACAGAGATGCATGGATGGTGGCATAATGGCACTTGCACCAAGAGCAAACGAGTTTATGGCTACTCAAGATGACGAGTTAGCAACCGTCAAGGAGTGGTTATTCGACGCGGAGATGAGTACGACCGAAACATTCTGGAGAGAAACGGCCGTTGAGGACTATGAATTCTACGCAGGTCAGCAGGATTCGCAAGACACAATCAATAAACTCATTGAGCAAAAGCGGCCTACGACAGTCCATAATGAAATCAAGCCGAAGGTTGACATGCTCGTTGGACTCGCCGCGCAAACTAAGCACGAACCAATCATAGTTCCCATCGGACAGGAAGACGAACCGCTGGCTGAGCTTGTTGGCGGCGCGTACAAACACTACGTCAAGAAGACAAAGCTCACGCGAAGACTGCTCGAATGCTTTGAGCACACCGTGAAGAGCGGCCGGTCGCTGATTTACTTCTACATCAATAAGGAAAACCCGTTTAAGCCCGTCATCATGACGAAGCGCATTGACGGCCGTAACTTCATCATCGACCCGGAGAGTGTGGAGTACGATCTCTCCGATGCCCGGTATGTCTTCATTGACTCATGGTTTACTAAAGAGCACATTCAGTCAATGTGGGAGGGCTTCGATCCGGAGTTTGAGAGCACAACCGTGTCTCTTTCTCAACACGAACCGATCTTCTTCAACGAGGATAAGAAGAAATATCGCATAGTCGAGTGTTGGTACAAGAAGTACGTCCGCGTGGTCTGGTTCGTTAACCCCATGACTGGGCAGCAGGAATACCTTAGCCCGGCGGACTTCAAGAAGTTCTCTTCTCTCCTTGCCGCAGGAAACCCAACTATGGGCATCCCACCGCAGGAGCCGCCGCAGGGCATAGGCGCGGTGATCACTGAGACTCATTACATCATCTTCAGTGGGCACACGCGACTCGAAGGCGGGAAGAGTCCATACCGTTGGAAAGGCTATCCCTGCGCGCTGCTCGGAGCGTATAAAAACGACATTCTTAACACATGGTTCGGAGTTATCACGACCATGAAAGATCCGCAGCGCTCAGCGAATACCATGGTTCGTCAGCTGTCGCACCTTTTGCAAACGCTGCCAAAGGGCATCTTGGTTCACGAAGTCGGTACCATCCTCAACATAGAGGAATACGAGGCTAACTCAAGCTCACCGAACTTCCACCTTGAAGTGGCTGAAGGCGCCATTGATAAGTACAAGTTCATGACGCAGCCGCAGATTTCGCCCATCTTCATGCAGTTGGAGCAGATGTTCTCTCAGTCCATGAAGGATACCTCCGGCATCCAAGACACACTCATGGGCGTACAGACATCCTCGCGCGAGCCAGGCGTGACCGTGACCAAGCGCCAAGAAACCGGCCTCGCGGTACTCTACACCCTCTTTGACAACTTCGCCGAAACACGGCTTCTCGCAGGTCGCATCCTGCTCTCCATGATCCAGCAGTACGTAGACATGCCGACAGTAATTCGCATCGAAGGGCCTAACGGTATGCAACTTGCTCAGATCAACACGCAGTCACAGCGCGACAACACCGGCTTCAATGACATCAGTGCCGGGGAGTATGATCTCGAAGTAGACGACTCCGTCGAGACCGCGTCTAGCAGAATGCTCATTGCGCAGATCCTTACAGACTACTCCAGAAATAACCCAGGCGCCATCCCGCCTGACATCGTTCTGGAATACTCCAATGTCCCATATTCAGTCAAGACAAAAGTTCAACAATTCTTTTTGGCTCAACAACAGCAGCAGCAAGAGAACATCGAAGCGGACAGGGAAGTAGAAATGCTCAAGATTCGCGCGTCCCTAAAAGGCGATGAGATTGATGCCGACGCTAAGAAGTCTGTCGCTGCGCAAAGACAAACTCAAAACAAGAACAAAAAAGGAGAAGAGTAAAATGCCAGGATTACTTGATGATGTATTTCAGCAGCAGGAAGAGCAGGAAGCACAGCTGCCGCCTGAGACTGAAGAAAACAATCTCACAGGAAACGAGGAAGGTTCTACTGACGACGCAACTACCGGCGACAAACCGGAAACACCGCCTACGCCAGTGCCGCCCACACCGCAACTCCCAACCATGGAGGAGTTAAACGAGCTTCGCCAGCTCGCAAGAGATCAGCGCCGGGAGTTGGCCGAGGTCCGCGCCGCTCTATCCCGCGCCGCTGTTAAGGAAGAACTCGACGAAGAAGGCAACCCAAAGCCTGTCGTCCTCACCCCTCTTGAGAAAATAACCGCAGAGCTTCATAACGTAGCGGTCACCAAAACTCCAGTCCTCGAGATTCTCCTCGAAACAATGGAGCTCAGTCCTGCCTACGCTGACGTAAGAGAAGTATGTTCCCGATCAAACTTCGCTGACATCTTGGAAGATGCCGCAAAGATCATCTCCCGCGAACATAACCTCAACTACAATGAAGTACTAGTTCAGCTCGAACTCGACGTGTGGAAGCGACCGAATCCGTATAAGTACATGTACAAAATCATCAAGGAAAATCATCGCAGCTACAAGACGGAGGCGAAAGCTCCTGCAGCACCTCCGGGCAAGACCGCCGCGAACATAGTAAAAGAAGCGCCAGGCTCAATCGCCAATCTCGACGGCGGAGACACCAAGGGCTCTTCCCAATGGACAGCGGCTCGTATCGACGCGTTACCAGAAACCGATCTTCATCTTGTACCAACGGATGTCTACTCCAGGTACATGAGAGGAACATTAAAATAAGTAATGTCAATTGTTGACATATCTTAAAAAGGAGAATGTATCATGCCTGAACAAGCAGTGCAGTTTTTGACAAACGATGCCTTGACGAGGAAGAAATGGGCGAAAGACCTTTTCCACGTCATGCTGAAAGATGTGGAGTTCAATGCGCTAATAGGAACCGGGACGGATGCTCCGGTGCAGATGCGCACTGATCTTGGTAAGGGAGAGGGCGATGAGTTTACCTTCGGTATCCGGCGTCCTTTGGTCGGAGAGGGTATTGTCGGCCGAGGAGTTGTTGAGGGGAACGAAGAGGAACTGCGGTTTAAGGACTTCAAGATGACCATTGAAGAACTGAACCATGCAGTGGACACTGGTGGGAAGATGGAGGAACAGCGGGTTCCTTACTCCCTGATGGAAGAGGGGAAGGCGGCGCTGAGTGACTGGTGGAGTGATAAGCTGAGTGACTACCTCATCAATACGCTGGCGGGTAACAGTGCCTTCCGGGTCGCGGGTAAAGTGTTTGCCCAGGCCTGCACCGAGCCGGATGCTGGTCACCTGATGACCGTGAATGATGCGGCGGAAGCCAGTATTTCCTCGGCGGATGTCATGGATCTGAGCTTTCTGGATCGTATGAAACAGCGGGCGGAGATTCCGGCCGCAGGGTGCGATAAGATTCGTCCGTTTATGATCGGCGGGAAGAAGTATTATCGCGTGTTGCTGCATAATTATGTCTTCGACATGCTGCGGCAGAATACCAACGTGGGACAGTGGGGCGACTTGCTGAGCGCCGCGCAAAAGCTCGGTGTGCCGAGTGCGGAGATTGAGTACAACGGACTGATCATTTCGAAGTCCGAGCGTCTTCCGAGCCTGTATACCAACATCTACCGTGCCGTGCTGATCGGGCCACAGTCCGCGTGTTTTGCCTGGGGCGGCGCCGGTGAGTCAAAGAGCACCACGATGGCCTTCGTTCCGTACTACAAGGATGCGCTGCGCTATGTTATGGTGCGCGGTGGAGGTATCTTCGGGTGTAAGAAAGTCGTCTTTGACAGCAAGGACAATTCTGTATTGACCGCCGTGAGCTACGGCATTCCGATCAGCTAATCTGCTGGTCTTGAGAGGAGAGTGTTATGCCTGATTTTTACGGATCAGCCTTCTCGGATAATTACCGGATGGCAAGAAGTAAGCCCCTGTCAGGTGTGGTTGCTGCTGGAAGCTACAATCTCATTCGCGTGCCGAAGTTTGCGTTTGTGAATGGAGTGTGGGTTCTGGTGGAGACTGCCTGCAGTGCGACTGACGTCACAGTTGGCTGGCTTGGTAATGGCGAAGCTGCACAGGTTGCCGGTTTTCTTTCGGCTGATGTTGCAGATGTGGGAGTGGTTGGGCTCAAAGCGGCTGTGAAGGATTCCCTGGTGAGTTTCCCTGGGAAGTACTTCAGTGGCGGCACGGGTTCAATCTCGGTCACCCTCGGTACGGCCTGGACGGTAGGTAAACTCACAGTATTCGCGCAGTACAGCGTAATTCACTAAATCGCCCGGAGTGGGCTAATAAATGAGGAGAAAGTCAAATGACTGATATAGCATGTGTAGATTATCGTAGAACGGATCAAAGGAAGAACGTCTTG